CTGAACAAGCAGCAGTATCCGAACCAGTAAAAGAAGTTGCAGCAGTAGAAGAAGTAACATCTGATGAAGATGATGAATCGCTGAGTTACTTCTCTCGATTAGTTAATTCTTAATTAGTCGAAGGGAGTACAAAAGATCTCCGTGTAGAAGGAGTGCCCTTCTTTCGTGATGTAAAAGGTTATTTACCCACCGTTAGCTCTAGACGGTGGGTTTTTTTATACCCCTGATGTTCTTGGATTATATGTTCCTTTTAATGTATTTGAAATATAATCTGATGAGTCGTTATATTTCATAATATTCTGATGATCCGTTATAAACACAGATAAGAATTGTGGTTTAAGTATCTTAATTCTTCTTTTTTCTTCATTCAATTTTGTTTCATAGTCATAATTTGTTACCGATACTACAGGGTTTACTGTCACCATTGAATTTGAATAATTTTTATATTGAAAAGTAAAATTTGCATCTACTTGTAAACCTGCAGGTATTACAGTTCGATTATATTCATCTACCATTTTTTTTGTTTCATAGTGATGAATACCAAGTATGTTTTCTTCAGAACCATACTTTTCTAAAATATGATTATGTAGATCATTATGACTTAATGGCCATTGATCTCTTATATTAATAATATTATTTGTTGTCAGTATAACCCAATCTAATTCCGAATCATCATATATTTCTTCTGCAACCATATCTGGGCGATAACCTTCTTGAACATAATAATAATTAAAAGCAGTGATTGCTTGATCAACGTCACTTCTCAGTTTAGATCTTTTAAATATATTTTTGACAGTAATTCTATCTTCAATTTTACTACTTGCAGGTAATAGTGAAGGATGAGATATGTTTGGTAACTCGTTAAAATATGCCATTAGTATCCTATTGCATCGATTGGAACTGGTCGTATGTCAGGTCTACTTGAGTCATACTCAAATGGATCTTCCTCATAATCTGTATCGAAGATTGGTTCGAGTTCTCCGAATCTCAAACTTAATAACACAGAGGTTGGCATACCTTTTTCATAAGCATTCCACATTCCATCAGGTGTATAATTAACTGCCACTCCCGTGAGTGCACAAGTTTTAATTCTTAAAACAGAATCATTGCGATCTAATAACTCATTACTTTCTTTTGCTGTTCTAAAAGTAATATCAAAAATATTTGGTGTTCCCAAGAAGAATGATGTACTAGTCCCACTTTTTGTTTTATTACCTTTTTTGACTGCCATCCCTTGCTTAAAGAACCTAATTATATTTTTGATTCTTATTGCTTCTTCCCTACTTCTAGGAGTTAATCTCCAGTTGAAAGTAAATTCTCTGAGAGTAGGAGCATTGAATAATAACTGCATATTTGAATTAGGAACAACTCCAGCTCCTCTTGCAAGAGCAGTCTCTGGAGTTACACCGAATTGTGCAATATTTAATAGAGCAGATCCAATCACACTTCTACCTAATAATCCAGCATCAGTACTTGTTACAACACCTTTTGCATCCGTTGATGCTTGAGCAAGATTACCAATTAAATCTTTAGCTCCATCTTTTGCACTCTGGACTATATCACCAAATGTTTTATTTCCTTTTAATATTTCTTGAATTAAGTTAATCGCACCACCTGTTGCACCAAACACTTCACTCGATACTGCTGCGGTGATTGCATTTAATTGATCTTGACCCCAAGCAACATTATTAGAATCTTGTAATTGATTCGGCATTGGAAGTTTAACTAATCCAAGATGTTTTTCTTTTGGTGATCCATTTTTAACTCCATTTTTTAAAAGTCCAAAAAAACCACTACCATCTTCTCTCTTTTCCTTGTTGCTGTCTGCAAAAAATATATTTTGATTGACTGGTTTATATGTAAACTGATTTATCTGTATGTAATCTTGTGTATTACCAAAGTCTGCATCTATTGGATATACTAAGTTTCTTAAAGCTAACTTTTGTATTATGTGATCAACCTTTCCTGTCCTATAATTTTCACGTAAATCTGCGATGTCTGCTTTTTCGCTTTTTTCTTTTGGAGTATCAGACTCACCCGTGCTTTCATCTGGTGGATTAAAAACATTTATAAAGTCATCTGAAACTCCACCATTAGCAAGAAAATCGTTGTTTACGAGTCCTTCCAACTCACTTGTATACCCAATACCATCGAGAACACTATCTGATCCATTTACTTTTTCCCATATTGAAGTTCCATCTTGATTTACTAATTGAGCGTTCTGATAATCTTGATCACGAAAAAGGGAAAACGTTCCTAGATCTGTTGTAAATGATGCTGATAATGGTAGGTCTGACATTTAAATACTATCCCAAGCTGTTTCTGGTGACATCTTCTGACCATATTTATCAGAAAAGTTTTCAGTTACTAATTGTGCGATGCTTTTATACTGTTCAGGGTCAGGTGGAATGATAAAAGTATCTCCCATATTAGCAATAAAATAACGATGTAAAGTCTTTTTTGGTAAGGTTACACCTACTTTATTTACCAAACCTTGTGCGACACCACCACGATAACTTGGATTTAGATAGTGTAGATTACCACCAAGCATTTTATCTCCCTGAAAATCCATCACATACACAAGTGGTCTACGATCATAGAAAGGATACTTCTCTGGAAATGATGCAGTGTATGTAAAGAAACAAAGTTCTCCAATCTCTGGAAAGCGAGTCTCGGCAACTTGTGATACCTAGATTATCTTCAGTCATAATTTTAAATTCAAAGTTACGATCTGCACAGAACTCTCTTGCTGCTTTCCACTTTGCCTGATTAACTGCGTATGTTTTTACTGAGTGAGCCCATGCCTTTGTTCTTTTCTTTGGATTCACCTCTGGCATTTTAGTTTCCTTCTTTGGTTTTACCTCTACAACCATAGTTCTTTTCTTCCCTTTCTTATCAATATACTTCAAAAAGAAATCTGGAAAGTAACGATGAACACGATTATCGATTGGAGAACGATATGGAATCCAGAACTCTTCTGACTGCCATTCACTTACTGTTTCATTTAAATCACAGTAATTCATAAATTTTCTTTCCCACAAAGACCTATAAATAATATTTCGGGGATCCCCTTTATACTTTTTCGGGTATCTTGGGTAATATTTTCCTTTATATGACATACATATATTAACAGGATCAATTTAAAAACTATTTAGATGGCAATAAGATCAGAAGATTTATATCTCAGCATACCAAATGCGAGTCCATTATTTTCAAAACTTGCGATATCAAGTCAATTTAAGGTATCGTTGGATCTTGTACGTAGAAGTCAAGTTGGAGATAACGTAGGATTACTTGAGCATTTAACTAATTGTGGATTATTTGAACAAGGAAGTGCAAGACAGACTTATGATTTTCTTTGTTCATCAGCATCTTTACCAGGTTCTAACTTTAATATTTCAGAGGAGATGGGAAGTCGTCAGGGAATGACAGAGAGATTTGCATCAAGAAGGATCTATAATGAATTTGATTTAACTTTTTATATTGATAGTGATTATAATGCGTTACGTATGCTTGAAGAGTGGATGAATTTTATCAATCCAGTATATAATGAATCAAATGGTAGATATGATGGAGCTGGTGGAAGTCAGTTAAATGTATATCAGGAGAGAAATACATATTCAAGATTCAGATATCCAGATGATTATCGAAGAAAGATATCGATTACAAAGTTTGAAAGAGATTTTTTACAGAATCCGAATGACAGAAATAACACATTTAAGAATATGCCACTATTGACATATCATTTTATTGATACGTTTCCTGTTAATATTAATGCTGTTCCAATGTCTTATGATGGAAGCACATTCTTACAAGTCACTGCTGTGTTTACCTACTTGAGACATACAATTGAAAAACATGGTAATGCACAACAATCAGTCAGAGAGGCACTTTTAAATAGACAATTGACTCAGGTAAATCCCCTTCGACCAAGAACAGTTGGAAAAGAAATTGCACCTAGTACGAACAGTCCTATTCCAGACGTACCAGTTGGATATGTAAGTGGTAAACCATATTATGGGCCTACTCATCTCCATGACATAAAAGATGAAGATGGTAATGTAACTAGAACTATTAAAATGGTTGGTGCAGAGCACTCTCCATATCCACATGCCATAGTATATGATACATTAGCAGAGAGTTTACCAGGTAGCACTGTTTCTGGAGAAACAGTTACAGAAACTAATCCAGCGACTGAAACAGAAACTGAAGCTGGAGAA